TCAAAGTCAAACTGCATGTTAAAGTTGAAGAAAGCTTTACCAAGAGGTGATAGCAAGTAGTCATCTACATTTTTAACCACATTTCGAATACTACCGTTAGCAGCAGACATGAGCATAGAAATCCCACTAGCAGTCCTGCCAACTCCTTGCACCCCTGTTTGACCGTGGGCAAATGAAGGAAACCCAGTACTTTCATCAGCTAAAACCCTCGCTTTATCGAATAGTTGCATGTTTTCATTAGATACATTTGGGAACTTAGTTCCAAAAAGAGCCTGACCAGGTGCCCCTCCCTGTCTCCTAAATACTTTTCCTGGATACACGGAGAGGTCTTGCCCTGGGACGAGATTTGTCTCGTCTACCTCTATGATAAGATTTCCTGAGAGAGCAGCGTTATCTACTGCCATTCTCATAAAGCCGTTCATTAATGTTTGTGTGTCATCCATGTTCTCTGCAATACCTACTCCAAAGAAAGAGTAAGGGTTTACCTCGTAAGGTACTGCATAGTAAGGAATGTATGAAGGAGTGAAAGGATTAAGTACTAAGCGTAGTACTTGTCCGTTACATATCCATGCGTTTACGGATACTTGGTCTGCTTCTTTCATGTCTTTAGGGATGTCTACATTCTGGTCTTTCAACATCTCTGTGTCCATGTAGCCCCAAAACTCTAGGACTGAGAACCTTTCGCTTTGAGCTTCTTGCTCATCGTCTTGCATAGCTTGTTCCCACCACTCTTTAGTGTAGGACTCTCCCATAGATATAGCTGTATCTATAGCATTGCTTCTGAAGAAAGGTCTATTCTTAAGTGCTCTCATTTGTGTTCGAGACATCTTGTGACGCTCTACAACATACTCTGCGTCATCCATATTAGATGCATCAGGATCAGGGTAGAAGTTCCAAATAGAAACTGATGAACACTTAGGTACTGTTTTTGTAACAGGTGAGTATTCACCTTCATCTGACCAGTTAGGGTATTCCTTGTCTACCGCAAATGGTCCTTTCATAATACCTGTACCAAACAGTGCTGTCTCAAACGCAGCGTTTCGTAGTTCTTTTCTTGCGTTGGACTCTTCTAGTTGGTCATGTATTTTCTTTTCCATCTTCTTAGCAGCTACCATAGCTGGATGGAAAGTAATTTGTGTAGGTGATTCTGCTTCACCTTCTTCTAAGTTATCTTGTACAGGTGCTAGTTTTTCTTTTAAACCTGCTAGTCTATCTCTAAAATCAATAAGAGTTTCACCGGGCTGTACCTGCTCGGCTTCACCCATAGGTGCTTGTTGCTCCTGCATCTTCTTAGCAGTATCTTCTGTCTCTAAGTGTACAGCTTCTGAAACACCCTCAGGTAAAACAGTAGGGTCTATAGTAATAGGAAACTTGTTAGCACCGAAGAGAACTTCTACAATTTGACCATAGGCAGCTAGTACCTTTGTCTTTGTAACCTTAACAAATACTCTAGACTTTTCTGATGAAGTAAAACTTACGTCTGGTCCATAAAGACCTCTGTAGTTTCTGTAAGCTTTTATCCAGCGTTGTTCTTCAGCATTACGAGCATTCTCTGCTTTACTGAAACGTTTCTGTATATAACCTACAATAGTTCCAACTGAAGGATCAGCTTTAGAATCTTCGTCTGTATCTTCTATAAAAGATACTTCAGCATCTTCCATGTATACTTCTTCAGCTAAGTTTTCGTCTTCTTCCATATTATTTTACCTTCCAAGGTCCATTATCAAAATCGTATTGTTCTTGACAATTAGGACAACTATCGAACTTATCTGTATTATAAATTACAGCACACTTAGGGCAAGTTACTAGCACTCTAATATCCAAACGTTGAATCAGCCATTTGAAAACCTGTCCTCTGAGTATCAGGGTTGTAGTCAAACAGATTACTTCTTGGTCTTGTCATGATACCATACCTAATAGCATCATAGATGTGATCTTCAGACTTAGTGTCTACATCCTCAGGATTGTTTTTATCCAGAGGTAGTGAAGGAAGTTGAGCGATTGTATTGTAGCAACTACTAAAGAAAACTATTCTAGGTTCTTCTGTGAAGTCATCTACCTGTAGTCTTCTGTGTAACTCGTTCTTACCTGATACACGAGAACCTTTAGATCTATCTGCTGGTCTAAATCGACAACCCTTCTGTATCATCTGCTCTGCAAGTGAAGGACCAGTATCACCTCTCTTGTGCCAGAGAGAACTGTCGAGAACACCATATCTTATTTTCTCATCAGATTCAATATCTAAAATCATATCTGCTAAGTCTGTAGCTAAAACTTTACTTACGTATAGTTCTCTATAAACAATTAACTGTTCATCAGGAGCTACAGCAAACCATATAACAGCAGAGTAAGATCCGTATCCGTAGTCTGCTGCTCTAAACCTAGGCCAGTTGCTTGGTATATCATAAGGTTCTACAACATGTATTCTTCTACTGAACTCAGGGAAAGCTGCACCTTCATTAATATCCCAATCCCCTTCCAACAATTGTCTCCGTTGGTGCTCAGGCAAAGAGAGTAGGTTGGCCTCGTACATCCCATCGTCAGACAGATAAGGATTATCAAACAAAGTCGCAGGGATAAACTTCCTCTTGAAAAGAGGCTCTCCCTCTCTAGTGTGACCTTTAGGCCAGCAGATTACTTCACCTTCGTTATCTGTAGCCCAGAATGCTTTATCAGGTTGACTAGGATCTATAAAATATCTTTTAACCCACATGTGGCCCGGACCACCCGGATTGCTTGTAGCTCTCATATAGAGAGGTAACCCTGAAGCTTTGGTAGTACGTAGACGTGACCTCATGTAGTTCCATGCGTAGTCTGTAGGCCACTGTGTTAGCTCGTCAAAACCTATCCAGTTAAATGCCTGACCTTGGTATCTCATAACGTCATCGTCACGGTCAAGGTAAGACATCCAGAGAGTTGCACCACTAGGTGCTACCCAAGTCTTGTCTCGTTCCATAAACTTAATTCCAGGAATAGCTCTTGGGTAAAGCTGTTTACTTACGGATATAAGTTCTCTTAGTTCTTCTGTTGACCTACGCACTAGAAGCATTCTAGCGTTAGGGTTATTTAAGTATCTGACTGGATCTGCTACTAAACTGTAGCTTTTACCACCACCTGCAGCACCACCGTACAATACTTCTTGTTCTGTAGCTGCTAGGAATGTTGTTTGAGGTCCAGCATTAGGTTCAAAGATAACATCTCTAGGAACTTCTTCTACTTCATTCTGTTGAGGCTTCGGTGTCGCTGGGGAGGTCTGACCATCCATCTCCAAAGATTCGCTTGGTTTCTCTACCACCAAGTCTTTGCTTTTCAATCTTCTCCGCTTTCCTTTGCGCTTCTTTGTACTTCCTAGCGTAGTTGCGGTAGTTTGAGGAAGCTCTCCTCCGTTTCTCTTCGATCCTGACACGTTTATCTAACCCTACATGTGATATATATCTACCTGATTGATCTGATAACCACTTGGATACTTTTCTCAAACTATAATCCTGTAGAAATAATTTTGCTTTTTCTAAAAGTTCTAATTCTTCTGGGATGGGTACGAGCAAGTCAGGATCTTTTTCATCCTGTTTGTACCCGAAAGGTACATGTCTTCCAACTCTGATGATAGGATACCACTCACCTTTTTCTCCTCTAAGTGGTACTTGCCAATCTACTTTATCTGGATAGGTAGCTTCTGATGCTCTAGCCGTTTTAATCTTTGTCATCACTATCTTTAGATGGTAGGATAAACACTGGCTCTGAGGTTTTTACTTCTACCTTCTCTGTCTTTGTAAATCCTGCTCTATCTAAAATATCTTTAGCTGCGAGCATCTTTTCTTTTACACCCAAGTCTGTTGGATCAGCCATTACACTAAACATTGTATAAGCAGCTTTTGTAGAAGACTGGGATATAAACTTCTTAGTTAGTTCTACGATCTCATCTGTTAAAGGAGCTACAACCTGTGCTGTAGCTACACCATCGGAGTATCCTGCAAGCTTTTTAGCTTTGACAGGATCTCCTTTGGCTTCATCAAAAAGAACGTCTAAGAACTTTTGTTGTTTATCTGTTAGCTGTCTTGCCATAGATTCTTTCTCTTATCTCAGACCTACCGATCCCTAAGTCACTTAGTTCACGATCAGACAAATGTATTAGTGTATGATAGTCTGCTCTTCGTTGTTGTGATTTCTGTATAGCTTTGAGCATACGATTGCAATATTCTTTCCACATAAAAAATCTCCAGTTTCGTTTTTGTGCAAGCTGGCTAATAAACCAACTGGAGACTAGTTTTACACATATAGTTATAACATACTATAGATAATATTGCAACCCCGTTATGTCGGCTGGTAATACTCAGCACCTGATAAGATAACATGAAAGTCAGAACTACTTTCTTCAAACCCTACAATCTTATCCCCTGCAGCTAATGCAAGGTATGCACCACCTTCTACAACTTCTTCAATACCATTACCTGCTACGCTATGCTCATCTATAATAAAATGATAGGTTGTAGTAGCTGCTTCGTACCACTGAAGACTGTACTTTTTTGTAGAACTAGAGCCACTAGATATATGCAAAAAAGTGATGAGTGACACATGGTTGTTAGGACATGTATACACTACATCACCACTAGCACCACCTGAGGTAGCTGATAAGTTCTTTGCTTTAGTAAAGTATTTAGCTGTAGCAGGGTTAGCCATTACTTTTTCTTTTTACCTGTGACCGCTTTTTTAACTTTAGTAGTCCAAGCTTCATTCTCTGGAGTAGAGGGATCATCCTTAATGTAATGACCCTTATCGTTTCTAGCTCGAACCTTCTCTGTGTTCTCAGCTAACCAAGCTTCTACTTCTGGATCTTTAGTAATCCATTGACCATGACTTAGTTGACCTACAACATCCCCACGAGAATTTACTATTTGATCTTTTTCAAGTCCTTCAAATCGAAACATTAGTACTTCCCTTCTACACCAAACTTCTTTTTGTGTTGAGTAATAGTTTCTTCTTTATACCTAGTAGTATACTTCTTGTCTCTCCACATAAAGGTAGCATTACCAGCTTTTCGATTACGTTTAAAAGCTTTACCAAAAGACTCGTTAGTAGCTGGACCAGATGCTGGTGCAGTTCTAGGTGGAGCTTTAACTGGCTTACCAGTCTTCTTAGGTCCGACAACAGTCTTTGGTGCTGGTCCTCTATCTGTCTTAGTCTTAGGAGTGTTCCTTGGTTTTATAGAACTCTTATCAATCTCTGGTCCACTCTCTAACGGTGCTGATCTTAGAAGTGCAGGAGCAGAAGTCTTTGGTCTAGGAGGAGTATTTGTTCTTCCCGGAACTCTTGTTAGAGGTGGTTTAGTCCTTTTAGGTTTAGCTGTTGTAGAAGGTGTAAAACCTCTAGTTGTTTTCTTCGTTGGAGCCTTTGTAGACACCTTAGGTTTAGTAGGTGCTTTCGGTCCAGTTGCCTTTTTAGGAGTAGTAGTATTACGTCCTACAGGTGGGTCTTTACGAAGTTGAACATTCTTAGGAAGTTTATCTGCGTTTGGTTTATTCTTTAGAGGTAGTTTTACCTCTGGTACTTTAGGTGCAGGTGCTTTCTTTATATTAGCACTTTTAGGTAGTTTATTCTTAGGTATTCTTTTACCACCTTGATTTATTAAACCATCTGCAACTCTTTTAGAGTTAGTTCCAAAAAAACTTCTTCCTATTTTAATAATTATTTTAAATGCGGTGGCTGCTGCCATTTTTCTATCCTTTACTTATAAGTATTCTTGGGTCTAGCAACCCCAGTTTTAAGATCAGTGGAAGACTTAAACATACCGCCCACATTGTACATGGCTACCTTACCGCCTTTAGCGTATGCTTTCTTCTTCATTCCAGCACCACCTTTAGCATAGCCCTTCTTCTTCATACCACCTTTGTTCATTTTACCGACACCATCAGCAGCATAGAACGGAACTTTCTTTCCATCCTTCTCAACCATTTTAAGACCGCCAGCAGCATAACCTTTTTTCTTCATACCGCCCTTAGCCATACCTTTCTTTTTCATACCACCTTTATTAAAACCTTTTATTTCACGCATGGGTTCACCATACTTTTCATCCATTGCATGAGCAAATTCGTCTAGTTGAGTTAGCCAATTACCATTTCTATCGAAACCATCTGGGTCTAGTTCAAACTTCCTCATTAGTCTGTCGTATTTAGCACGATCTGTTTTATTTAATTTTGCAGCCATTATCTTTTCTCACTATAAATATTGTTAAAAACTCGTTGCGTATCCCATACATAGTCTACGTCTTCTTTAGAGTTGTACATATGTTGATTAGGTTTAAAGTCTGGAGCACCTTCTCCTGTTTCAAACCAAGCTGGGTGAGTTACTCTCACTCTGTTATTGGGTAACGCAACTATGTTACCTGTGTAATTACCAGCGTCTAACAACTCCAATACGTGAGACTGTTTGTGTTGGGCTGGATCGTCAGCGACTTCACTATCTGTGTAGTCTACTGTAAAATAATATTTAGCTGGATAGAACTCCCCATCTACTTTCG